CGGCAGAGGCGGCGATGCCCATGACGTTCACGATCACCTTGGCCGAGTGCATGCGCAGTAGGTTGTAGATCGCCACGCCTTCGAAGAAGTCGCCGCCAGGCGAGTTCAGGTTGACGGTTACGTCGTGGTCACCGATGGCGCGCAGTGCAGCGCCGATGCGGCGCGCGGTCACGCCTTCGCCGTCCCAGGTCTGGCCGATCGGGGCATACATGCTGATCGTCTTCGCGTCGCCATCAGCCGCGGCGCGCACGCCCGGCTCCCAGGTGTCCAGCGCGTCCTGGCGCAGATCGAATTGCGTCGTCGCGATGCGGGCGTCCGCCTTGATTTCAGGTAGCTTGAGCAGGGACATTCGTGTTCCTTGTGAGGGTGCTTTGCAGCGAATCTGCGTCCGGGTCGTCAGACTTGGGGAGATCCAGGCGGTCGCGGACCTCGTTGGACTTCATGAACGGCCGGCTGCCGCCGGATCCGAGTGCCTTAGCGAAGAAATCCGCCTGGTCTTTCAGCGTGCCGCGGAGCAGGGCGTGTTCATTGACCTTAAAGTAGTAGAGCTCACGCTCTTTTTCGGTCAGCAGCTTGAGTGCAAGCTCGTCTTCCCAAATGTTGAACCAGTGCTGCAGGCCGTATTGAATGAAGAAGATGCCGAGCTGCTCGATGCCGGTGCCCCAGGACGTGTCGTCCATCATCAGCAGCGGGCGGGGCACGCCCATAGCACGGGCGATTTCCTCGATCTGGTGATCGCGGCTCCCTCCCAGCTCGGAATCCTTGGCTGAGTTCGCCCACTTCTCAGCCGTGATGCCGTCTTCCAAGACCATCCACTTGTGCGCGTTCTCCGTGCCGGCGTACCGGGCTTCCAGGCTCTCGCGGATGTTCTTGATCTGCTGATCATCAAGCTTACGGGGGTAGCTCAGCGCGCCTCCGGCCATGACGCCGTTTTTGAAGACGCGAGCGGCTGCTTTTTGTGTTTGCAGGGCCAGGCCGATCGCTTCGCGCGCCTTTTTCACGCGCGACAGGCCGATCAGGCCGTGCTCGTCGTCCGCCAGGTCAGCCAAATGCAGGACCTCGCGCGCGGCGAGCGTGATCAAGCCGCCGTCGGGGCGCTGATACTCATAGCGTACGGTGAAATCGTCGTTCAGCTTCGGGGTCACCTTGCTCGAATCTAACGGGATCAGGCGAGCAGGCGTGTTCCCGCGCCAGATGATGCGCGCGTAGGCGTTGCCATACAGTAGCGCGCGCAACTGCATCGTGCTCTTGAACTTGTACGGCCCCTGATACTCATTGGGGCGGACTTTGCACAGACGGTGCGCGGCATGCTCGGATGCATAGGCCTTCTCATCACCCTTGGCCATCAAATTTAGTGGCAGCATGCCGATTGACTCGGAAATAAGGCTGACGCTGCGCAGGATCGCCATGTTTTCCAGCGCCTTGGACGCCGTGACGTACTCGCCGCTTGCGGTCTCGCCGCCGCGTATGAAGGCGGGCAGGTCCGCGCTGGTCAGGGCTGCATAGGTCTTGCCGCCCGATGGGCGCGACTGCACATCCCGCCAATGCGACGTGGCGGATAGGGCGTCGAATAGTTCCATGGGGTTCCTTAAAACATGAGGATGCCGCGCTCTTCGTAGGCAGATGCGCCGCGCCCTGCCGGGTTCAGCGCCATCAACTGTACGGCGTCGAACGTGGCCATCAATGGGTCAATCTTGGCGGTCCCGCTGACCTGCTTGTCTATGCCGATTGCGTTACCGCTCGGCTTCGTGCGGGCATTACCCACGCACCAGGCCATAAGTGGACGCCCGCCATGCAGAAGCTCGCCGCCCGCTACCGCGCGCTCAGCATCTTTGATCGCGCCGGTCAGTTTCCAGCCTTGTGAGATCGCAACAATGTCGCTTTCAGGCTCCGCAGAGAAGTCGCGGAGAACAAGCTCTTTGACGATTGCGCCGATGCCGGCACCGTCGACACCGATTCCGTACTTTTCGGGCAGGAGGCCGACATCACGAACGCGGCAAACTACGTCAGCAACAGCCTTAACGTCGGGGCCGGGGCGGTCTACGATGGTCAAATCGCCGTCCTTCTGGAAGTCCAGTAGGCGAGGGGCGATTTCCTTCCGCCGCTCGAGCACAATTTTGTGGGCCCACGCATGCGTCCATAGGAGCCAGCGACCAGTGCCGCGCTCGCGGCCCAGTACGGCAAAGCCGAGCAAATCGTCAAGCCCGCCACCGTCGATTCCGACGACGGCGACCTCGCTGCGCGCCAACAGGGCGTCCAGCGTTAGCGACTTGTCGGCCGCGGCTTCCCAGAAATCCGCTCCGGCCCATCGGTCGGAGCGAAGATTGAGCCCGATCTCGACATTTAGGTGCTTGGCGCGGACATCACGCATCGCATGTTCGCCGGCCTCGCTCGCCTCGAGCAGCTTCTGCGCGATTACTTCGGCGTCAACGGAGACGCCCCAGTTCGGGTTTGTGATGTAAGCGTTGTCGAGGTTCTCATACGCCCGATCCTCGATCATCCGCTCGGGAAACTCATAGATGACCGGCAGGAATCGCGGGTCCCTAACCTTTCCGTCTCTCACCTTCCTGGCATAGCTCAGTTTGTCGAGGAACACGCCGGCCGGCGGCTCCGCAGACTGAGTCGTGCAGTAAAAGACGAAACCTTCAGGCCGTGACGTAATGCCACCAGTCGCCTCAGTCAGCATTGCGGCAGCCTTGGCGCTCTTGCCGAACTCGTGCAACTCATCGACGAACACGCCGATCGCCTTCTTGCCGGTGACGGTTGCGCTATCTGCCGCGACCACCTTCAGCGTCGCGCGATTCAGGCGATCGGTTACTGTCTTGTAGTGTTGCTGCTCTTGGAACCGCGCACTCAGCTCCTCATCGGCGAGAATCATCTCCCGGATGGGCTTGTACGCATTGTCAGCGGCCTCTTTAGTAGGCGCCAGGATGATGAACTCGCCGGCAGCACGGGTATTCAAGATCAGGGCGGTCAGCATTACCGCCGCCGCGATCATCGATTTCCCGTTCTTCTTGCTCACGCAGAGGAAGTAGTTGGTTATCAGCCGGCGCTTGCGGATTGGGTCATAAGCACCGAACAGGGCCGCGACAAGCTCATTCACCCACGGCAGGCAAGCCTCGCTCATGAGTGGACTGCCGTCCGCATCCACCATGCGAAGCGCGCCGAACACATCCATGGCGTCGGCTGCAACTTCGGGAAACAGTGGCTGGACGGGGACAAGAGATTCGCGTTCGACAATCCGACTTTCCCAATCGGGGAGGCTAGTCGTCCACTGCATCACTTAACCGACCGAAGGCCAAACCGCCCGCTCGAGACCCCTTCGGCTGCGGCCTGCTTTTGCTCCTTCTTGCCGCCCTCGCCAAGCTTCTGGTGAACAAACGGGAGCATAGCCATGGCGGCGCGCACCTGAGTAATGTTGGCCTCGATCGCGCCCGTCATGACCCCCTCCAAGAATCTGAGCGGGTCCTTCTCAGGCGCCTGCCCGACCGGCGCCTGGTCAGCCCGGCTCTCGATCTCGGGTGTCGGCTTAGCTTTCGACTTCGCCTTGCTGATGTATGCGACCACGTCCGGGTCCTTAACAAGGCGAGCGCCGGCCGGGGACGCTGTAGCAGCGCTATACCCGGCCTCAATCGCCGCATCCTTATTCGAGGCGCCGGCCAGCTTGGCGTCGGCGAACCTCTGCTTTTTGCTGGTTAATGGCATTAACAAAAGCTCCAGGGGAGAAATTAGTTGCGCGTGGGGAGGCAAGGGGTGTCCCGCAAAAAAACGATGCGGACTTTGGACGGGGGGGGCTACCCTATTAACAGAAGTTGCCCCAAGGGCTTGTCCGACTTCAGCCCATTGCACCGCCTACACGCGCACTGCGTATTCAGGTACGTGTGAGCTCCACCCCTGGCCAGCGGGACAATGTGATCCAACTCGGGCGCGTCATCCTCGTATGTGCCGCGCTTACTCTTGGGTGTCGCTCGGCCGCACAACTTGCAGCGCCATTTGTCGCGAGCAAATACCTTGAACGGGTCAACACGTTCCGCATTTACCCCTCTCTCAAGTGCTTCACGCTTGAGCTTAGCTATCCGTCTCATTTCGCGCACTTGCTCTACGGCGCAAGGACGGCACAAGCTTGCATGGCTCGCTCCGTACAGCGGGCAAAACTCAGTCTTACAGCGCTCGCACGCGATGACCTTAGCAGCCGCTCGGTGTATAGCGAGCGCCATATCTCGGGATGCCTCGCGGAATTCTCGAAGCTCACATGCCCGACTGCAGTTGGATTTCACCCTTCTAGAGACAAACGGTTTATTGCAGGTCTTGCAATGCAGTCCATAGCAGATGGAGAAGGGAGCGGGCCGGACTGCCGCCGCTGCATCCATTCGACACTGCATCGAGCACCAGCGATTCGGGCCCGTGTTTGTCCCGCTCATCTTGCGGTGCGCGTCCTTGCCGCAGTGCTCACACTTAAACCAGTTCGCAGGATTGCGCCTGGATGCCTGGTACTCCTCCATAGGCCTGCAACGCTTACGGTTCTGCGCTGCGCCATTGCATTTGTCGGAGCAATACTTGCGAAGGCTTGGGGCGGCAAACGTACCGCAGCAGTACGCACATGTCTGACTCGACCGATCAGCTTTTCTGGCAGCAGCGACCTTATGCGCACAGGCCTGGCACTGGGTAAATGGCTTCCCGGTTTTGAAGAATCGATCAACGGGCTGAGCGCATGTCCTGCAAGGCGGAGTCGGTACGCTCACGCTGTCGTACCGGTAAAAGTGGGCCTTGCGGCATTCAGTGCTGCAGTATTTCCTCTGGCGCCCACGCGTCGAAGTTTGCTCAACTTCTTTGCCACAGCGGCAAATCACAGGCGCCCTCGGAGAGGGCTGCACGATTAACGGGTGCTTCCTTGGGCGCCCCGCACCAGGGCGTGCGCCGCCAGCGCCGACTCTAGCACCGCCACTCCGGCCACTTACGCCAGCCATGGCGCGGCCTTGCAATAAAGATTGATAGCCGCCAGCGCGGCGCATGCGATAGAATTCGCAACAGTCATTGAAACCTCCGACCAGGTTGATGTGATTAGAAGCCGATGGGTGTTAGCGCACTCATCGGCTTCGTCAATTCTACTCTACTGTATTTGCATACAGTGCACTCTTTGGCGTACCCCGCCGCTCCTGCTCTAGCTGCCGCATCAGGGCCAGGACAGCGTCCCGGTCGTACATGCCTCGGTTCCGCTGCGCCGTCTCGAGCTTGCTCTTTGCATCGTGACAGACGCCGCACAGGACGCGCTTCGCCTCATCCTCGTCAGAGCCGCCAGCCCACAGCGGCACATCGTGATCAACGTCGCGGCCCAGCCATCCGCAGTTCTGGCACTCGCCCTTATCCCGCTTCCTGATGCGGTCGCGGTCTCTCACGCCGGCTGAGCCTCGCTTCCTCTCTACGGTGCCAGTGGCAACAGGGAGGGCGGACAGGCGCGCGCCGACGGTGGACAGTCGGGACTTGAGAGTTGAGAGCTTCATGCCTTCTCCGGCACCAAGGCCGCCAGCTCATGCAGCAACAGCCCGGCGCCCGGCTTGCCGAATCCCTTGTGCTGCAGGATCTCAGCGGCGCGCTCAGCCTCGACCAGGCGCTCACAGATGCGCATCAGAGCGGTCTCGTCGGTCACATGGAAGACGATGGCAGGGCGGTTGCCGGTAACTGCACGGACGATCTGGTCGCGGTACTTGGTGATTGGGAGGTCGCTCATGCTGCCCTCGCTTGCTCATAGGCCGCCTGTTCGCGGAGACGCTGGATGGTGTAGCGCAGGTAGGCGAGCTCATGCTCGACGCTGATTGCGCCGCCAATACCTTCGCTCATAGGGCACCTCGGAAAAAGAAAAGCCCCGGCAGTGTTGGGCTACCGGGGCGAACTCGCTTGACCAAACGAGGGAGACAGGGGAATCACGCTAGACGCACTAATGCAGCGTACAAAAAACAGGGTACTTGCTGCATGACATTATTTCCAGCGCTAAATTGTCATGACAGCCGAATATCGTTCGTCACCCCCACATTGCGTAATTTAGATGCTCATGGATCCACATAAGACGAGCTGAGAAGACTTGGCGTGGCATGCCAAGCTCGGCGGCTTTGCACTTCTGCGGGCGCTTATCGCAATACTCGAGCGCTACGATACGCCGGTTCCCTGGGGCCAGTTTGGCAATTTCGCGATCCAGCTTCACTAGGTCATCAGGCATGTCGCGGTAGCCGGCGGCAGCGGGGCCACTGGTCTGCACGCGCTCCTGCACGAATGAGACCTGACTCGGGAAGCTCAGTCCGCACTTGTCGGCCTGCCAGCCGGCCCACTCGTTGAGCATTTCACGGATGCGCCAGTTGGCACGGCGCTCTACAGGTTGTCTTGCCGTCA